TCTTGATGGATCACCTTATGGTTGGTGGTGGAGTTGGTTTTTCTGTTGAAAGAGCAAATGTCCATGACTTTCCAAAAGTTCAACAGGTAGGTTATATTAAACATGAAAAAACAAATGACGCAGACTTCATTGTTCCAGATTCTCGGTATGGATGGTCATCTCTCTTGGCCCAAGTATTGTCCAGTTACTTTGAAACAGGCAAATCATTTACTTACAGCACTATTCTGGTTAGAGGCTACGGAGCGCCTCTCAAGACTTTCGGGGGGACAGCATCTGGGCCGGAAATTCTAATTGAAGGAATTTCTGACATTTGCAAGATTCTTGACCAACGAGTTGGTAAGAAGATTCGTTCGGTTGATGCGTTAGATATTTGTAACATTATTGGAAAAATTGTTGTTGCTGGTTCAGCCAGAAGATCTGCCCAGATAGCAATTGGTGATCCAGACGATTTCCTTTTCCTTCGCGCAAAGAATTGGGGCAAGGGAGACATCCCTGCTTGGCGTGCAAATTCTAATAACAGTATCTATGCAGATTCATATGATGAAATCATAGAAGAGTTCTGGAAGGGATACGATGGTTCTGGTGAGCCATATGGTCTTATCAACAGAGCGCTGATTCGCAAGAATGGTAGATTAGGAGAAAAAGTTAATGACTCAAAAGTTATTGGTACGAACCCGTGTGGTGAAATCGGTTTGGAAGACGGAGAGCCTTGCAACCTTGCAGAGATTTTTTTACCAAATATATCTTCAAAAGAAGAGCTGATTGAACTTAGCAAACTTCTTTATAAGACACAAAAGGCTATAACATCACTTGCATATCCGTATAAGAAGAGCCAAGATGTTATTCATAAGAATAGAAGATTGGGTCAGGGTATAACTGGATGGCTTCAGGCAACTGACGAACAACTTTCATGGGTTTCTGATGCCTACTCTTCTTTGAAGCAATTTGACAAAGCATGGTCTTCAGAACTTGGAATCAATCCATCAATTAAACTTACAACTGTCAAGCCAAGCGGTACTCTTAGCCTTCTGGCTGGGGTAACGCCTGGAATCCACCCAGCCTATGCTAAGCATTATATTAGAAGAGTAAGAATGGGTAGCAGCGATCCATTGGTTCAGTATTGCCGCGAAAAAGGCTATAAAGTTGTATATGATGTTGGTTTTGATGGCAAAGAGAATCATACGATCTGTGTCGTTGAATTCCCATGTCAGACACCAGAGCATGCTACTTTGGCAAAACAATTGACAGCAATACAGCAACTTGAATGGGTTGTTAAAGCTCAGTCAATTTGGGCTGATAACAATGTTTCTGTAACCGTATATTATAGAAAAGAAGAATTGCCAGAGATTCAAGACTGGATGAAGAAAAATTACAAAAATAATGTCAAGTCTGTTTCTTTCCTTCTTCATAGTGATCATGGTTTCCATCTTGCACCATATGAAGAAATTACGGAAGATGCTTACAATAAATTAAAATCAAAGATTAATAGCAATATTTCTTTCGTTGATAATGTTGGTGATATTTCTATTGATGACCTTGAGTGTGCAACTGGTGCTTGCCCAATCAAGTAGTAATAAATGAAATTGGACCCGAACAATAAAAGTTCGGGTCTTTTTTCATTTATGTAGGCATTTTATACTTTTTTAGGATAGAATTGGTGTAAATGAGCAGTAGTTACGTCAAGAATAAGAGACTTTGGGTTCCAGAACGTACATATGGTGTATGTATTTGGATTATGCCAAACGGGAAACCGTTATCAGATGGTGATGGTGTTCTATCGGCCGAGGGGCTTGTTGGTGATAAAAAGATTGAAAAGCGTGTCAAAGAAGCCGCAATATATTGGACTGGTAGTGATGAGGGTTATGTGACTTGGGTTGAAGGTGCAAGAAAAGTCACCGCGTCAGAAAGAGATGACCAAGCTGCAAGACTTGCAGAAGGTTTAAATCCAGATCCGTATGAAGATTTTTTTGAAAATTATTTTAGGAGAAGAAAATGAGTAAGCAAATGGTTCATGTTGAAGATAATCAGGAATTAGATGCCGAGATTGACGACCTAACATATTTTGGATTTGAGTCAGTTATTGAAAAAAATGATCCTTTTAAAACAGTAAAGTTTTCAACTCTGTCCCCAAAAATGAAGAGAAGGGCTTCTAGGTTAAATAAGAAATACGAAGGTAAAGATGGTACATCGACTAAGTATATTGACCCAGAAACTATTGATGGATATTCGTTATATGATATTGTCAATCCTCCATATGATTTAGATAATCTTGCTGGTTTATATGATCAAAGTTCTATTCATAACGCGGCTATTAATGCAATTGTTATGAATACAGTTGCTCTTGGATATTCTTTTGAAGAAACATTAAAAGCAAAGAGAAGGATTGAGAAAGCACAAGAAAATCCAGATAAGTTGTCAAGAGTTAGAAAGTCATTACAAGATGAAAGAGAACGTCTTGAAGAATTATTTGAAGACTTGAATCAAGAAGAAACTTTTATTGAAACAATGATAAAAGTTTGGCAAGATGTCAAAACTATTGGAAATGGATATCTTGAAATTGGAAGAAACAATTCTGGACAGATTGGATATATAGGCCACGTTCCGGGAACTTTGGTTCGTGTAAGAAGAAAAAGAGATGGCTTTGTTCAAATTGCTAAAAGCAATAAAATTCAGGCAGTCTTCTTTAGGAATTTTCAGGATTCAGAAACAGAAGATCCGATTAATAGTGATCCAAATCCAAATGAATTAATTCATTTTAAAAACTATAGCCCAAATAATACATATTACGGAGTTCCAGCAGCAGTATCGGCTGCAGCCGCGATTGTTGGTGATAAGTTTGCAAAAGAATATAACATTGATTACTTTGAGAATAAAGCCATACCTCGTTATGCAATTATTCTTAAGGGAGCAAAATTAAGTGCTAAGTCAAAACAAGAACTTATAAACTATTTTAGAAACGAAGTGAAGGGAAGAAATCACGGTACACTTGTTATTCCTATTCCAGCGTCAATAGGTTCAGACTCTGATATTAAATTTGAAAAGTTAGAGGCTGGTGTGCAAGATGCTTCATTCGATAAATATCGTAAATCTAATAGAGATGAAATTCTCGTAGCCAATAGAGTGCCAGCACCAAAGGTCGGTGTTTATGACAATGCAAACTTGGCTGTCTCTAGAGATGCCGATAAGACATTTAAAACGCAAGTCATTGGACCAGATCAAGCGGTTATTGAAAAAAGAATTAATAGATTAATTGCTGAATTTACAGATTTGCTTGTTTTGAAGTTTAAGAGAATCGATTTGGTTGATGAAGATATCCAATCAAGAATTAATGATAGATATCTTAGAACAGAAGTCGTTACACCAAATGAAGTTAGAACATCTCTGGGTCTTCCAGAGAGAATGGATGGCGATGAACCATTGCCATACCCAACAAAAGCGAAGAAAGAAGGGGGACCAGGTGCTCCTCCCGGAAATTCTAATAATCAATCTTCTAATCCACCTAATGCTAGAGCAGATTCCGAAGGGGGTTCTTCAGACCCAAGAGAAACTGGTGATCAGGCAGAGCGTGGAGAGAATCAAGATACAGGAGGCTCAGAATGAGTTATGGTCATATTGTGTATTCAAACACATCAGTAGATAGCACAGCAAATGCTGTCTCAATCGGTCAGCATACATCTGCAATTAATTTCATTAATTTAGATGGATCAACAAATGCTGTTGTTAAATTAAATGGTGGTCCACATCAGGTTCTTATCCCAGCAGGAAAGAACTATGTTGAAGTTAAAGGTGACTACACATCCTTTCAGGTGATGACAGCAAGCGTTACTCTTGCTGTTTTCGCTGTTGGATGATTGCTTAATAGCAATTTATTAAATACAATGCTATATTGGTTTATATATGTCTGATTTTAATTTAACATTTCCAATTGATATGGCTCTTATCAAAAAAGAGCAAAGAATTGTTGTTGGAATAGCAACTGCTGACAATATTGACAAGTCAGGTGATGTTGTAACTTTCGAGGCTTCGGAAGAAGCATTTAAAAACTGGGAAGGCAACATTAGAGAAATGCATGCACCAATTGCTGTTGGTAAAGCCATTTCTTATAAACCAGTTGTTATCAAAGGTCAAGATGGTCAAGAATATAAGGCTTTTCAAGTAGAAGCATATATTTCAAAAGGCGCTCAGAATACTTGGGAAAAAATTCTTGATGGAACACTTCGTGCATTTTCTATTGGTGGAAAAATAATTGAAAAAGAGGCTATGTCTAATAAAATTTATAATGGAAAGCCAATTAGAAAAATTACAAAATATAGTCTTGGTGAATTAAGTCTGGTTGATAATCCTGCTAATGCTATTGCAACAATTGACATTATTAAAAGAGCAGAAGATGGTGATTTGAAATATGTTCTTGATGAAGATATTGAAAAAGCAAAACAACCACTGAAGGATCCAAAGGGTGGTCTTACAGCCGCTGGCAGAAGGCACTTCAAACAAACAGAAGGGGCAAATCTTAAGCCAGGTGTTAAAGGCCCAGCGAATACACCAGAAAAAATGCGTAGAAAAGGTTCGTTTTTGACGAGATTTTTTACTAATCCATCTGGTCCGATGAAAGATGATAAGGGCAGACCTACAAGACTTGCTCTCTCTGCTGCTGCATGGGGTGAGCCAGTTCCTCAGAATATGCAAGATGCTGCTGCTCTCGCAGCAAAGGGAAGAAGACTTCTTGAAAGATACGCTAATGTTAAGAAACAAAGTGTAGAGAAAATTCTTGAAGAAGATAATGAAATTCTCAATAAAGAAATGCAATATTTTTTGGATGAGGACATGGAGGTTTTAGAAAACATGGATGACAATAAAAAAGATGTTGAAAACACAACTAGTTTATTGCAAAATGATGTAAAATATGATAATGTCAAACCTATGGAAAATGACTTGACAGATAACAGACTCTCTTTGCTTAAGAGATTCGTTAACTGGCTTGTTCCAGAAGATGACCAATCAGTTGAACTTGATAAGTTCGCTGATTCAACTCAAGTTGCTTCAACCGAAGTTGAAGTTAATATCGACCAAGCGGAGGAAGAAATGGATATTAATATTTTGAAAGACGCTCTTGGCTCGGTTATTGATCAGAAGTTGAATGATTTTGCTACTTCGCTTAAAGAAGAGGTTGAAGCAAGTGTCAACGCAAAGATTGATGAAGTGACCAAGGCTTTTGAAGCCGATAAGGCCGCTCTCAGTGAAAAACTGGAGCAAACGGAAAAGGCTCTTACTGAGCAGAGTGAGCAGGTGAAGGTTTTCGCTGATGCTGGCGCTGTTAAGAAGAGCGTGGACCCAGAAGATGATGAAGATGAGGATGGCGAAGAGATTCGCAAGTCAGCACCAGAGACATCATTCTGGAACAATATTTATCTCCCAAAGGGCTTAATTAATGCTCTGGGATACAAGTCGTAAGGAATTAGGAGGATAATTACAATGGCTACTCAGGAAGAAATTCTTTCTAAGGCTGACGAGGTAACTACAAGCGTTGTTGGCAATGGTTCTGGCGGTCTGCTTAATGCAGAGCAGTCAAATCGTTTCCTTGACTTTGTTGTTGATCAATCAGTCTTGATGCAAAACTCGCGTGTGGTTCGCATGCGCGCCCCTTCGATGGATATCGATAAGGTTTCTGTCGGAACCCGCCTCATGAAGAAGGCAACGGAAGCAACAGATGACGGTGCAAACGCCGCTGTTACTTTCACAAAAGTTTCACTCTCAAGCGTTAAGCTTCGTCTTGACTGGGAAGTGAGCACAGAGTCCCTTGAGGACAACATTGAGGGTGCTTCGCTTGAAGATCACCTCGCACAGATCATGGCTCGTCAGACAGCCAACGATCTTGATGACTTGCTCATCAATGGTAATACTTCGTCAAACAACGGTCTGCTTAAGGCTCTTGATGGCTTTGTTAAGCTTGCTAAGGCTTCGGGTACAGTTGTTGATGAGGCCGGTGACAATGTTTCGCGTTCAACCTTTGATCGCGTTCTGCGTAACCTTCCAAACAAGTATCTGCAACGCAGAAATGAGCTTAGGTTCATGACTGGTCCTAACATTGTTCAGGACACAATCTACAGCCTTGGCAATCCAAACTCGGCCACAGAAGCCACTGCTGGTGCTCCATCACCTGGCTCTGTTGCTGGCGATGCTGCGTTCCTGCAAGGCTCAATGAGAGCAAATGGTGGTGCTGGTTCAACTGGTCTTGCACCATTCGGTATTCCTCTCGTTGAGATTCCTCTGATGCCAGAAACGGTTTCAGGCGACTACTCAGGTGCAGCAGGCAACCACGGTCACATTCACCTTACATTCCCCAACAACCACGTTGTTGGTCTGCATCGTGACATCACAGTGTACCGTCAGTTCCAGCCAAAGAGCGACA